AAATATATGTATCGCAAACTTATGCTGTAGTACAATCAAATCTTACTAATACTAACTATCTTGGTATTGCTAACGATGATTTTGCAGATGGAGTGAGTGCTGTAGTTCAAACTGCTGGGTCAATTGATGATGCACAGACAGGACTCACTGTCGGGTCTAAATATTTTGTACAGGGAGATGGTACACTAGCTACAACTGTCGATTCCGCTTACTCTGATATTAAAGTCTTTGCTGGAACGGCAATGTCTGCAACTGATTTAAGAGTTGCCAAGACAGACGCTGTACTACAAGATCGTATTAGTCTTGTTGAAACTACTGCTGCTACTAATACTGGTAATATCAGCAACAATACTAGTAGCATTGCTGCAAATAGAATTGACATCTATGACGCTTCTGGCACTCTGTTAAACTAAGGTATTCAATTATGGCTATAGTAATTAAACCAAAAAGAAGTGAAGTGAGCGGAGCACCTACCTCGGGAGACTTAGAGGTAGGTGAGATCGCAATGAACTTAGATGATAGATCAATGTACTCAAAAAAGTCAGACGGTACTATTGTTCAAATCGCAAATTTTTCTGCTAGTGATCCTTCTGTTCAGTTTCCTTCTGGAGACTTAGGAAGTTTGACTGGTGCGTCTACAGATGCATTTGGACAATCGCTGACACGAGAGTATGATTCTTTAGATACTCCTAACGGAATAATTACAACAGAAGATTTGGGAACACTAGCCTAATGGCATTATCAACTAGACAAGAGCTAATAGACTACTGTTTGCGTAGGCTTGGCTTTCCTGTTATCGAAATAAATGTTGATGAAGACCAAATCAATGATCGTGTTGATGATGCTATTCAACTTTGGCAAGAGTATCACTTTGATGGCACCGAAAGAATTTATGTTCAGCATCAGATCACAGGATCAACCCTCAACCTCACTGCTTCACTCGCTGGAAACTTTGTACACAATGATGTAGTAACTGGACAAACTTCTGGTGCAACTGCCCAAGTCAAGGGAGGGTCAGGCACTACTCTAACTATTGAAGATACTAAAGGCACTTATGTAGAGGGTGAAACTATAATCGGATCATCCTCTCAGACGAATGCCGTTCTAGATGCTATTCCTTATGTTGCAGGTGATATGGATAACAAATATATTCCTATCAGCAACGGCATTACTGGAATTGTTAAGCTTTTTAACTTTGGTGGTGCATCAACGGCAAATACCAAAGACGGAAATCTTTTCGATTTACAGTATCAGTTCAGACAGAATGACCTATACAATTTGATGGGCGCTGACATGATTTACTACAGCATGGTTCAGTCTCATCTACAAACACTAGAAGAACTTTTAATCAGTGACAGACAAATTCGCTGGAACAGAAAGACAGACAGGTTATACATTGATACAGATTGGGACAAGACATTCAATCCAGGTGACTGGGTTGCGGCTGAAGCATATGCAATTCTTGACCCCGAAGAATACACCGAAGTTTATGATGACATGTTCTTGAAGAAATATACTACTGCACTTATCAAAAGGCAGTGGGGTGAGAACATGAAGAAGTTCGGCGGCATTCAAATGCCTGGCGGCGTCACACTTAACGGCGACAAAATATTCGAAGAAGCCATAACAGAGATCAATGCTATAGAAGACGAGATGCAATCTCGCTATGAACTTCCTCCTTCGTTCTATGTAGGGTAATCTCGTGGCTACCAACTTTTATTTCCAAAGTGGACTGACAGCAGGAACTACCAATGAACAGCGTCTCATAGAAGACCTTATCATTGAGAGTCTGAAGATATACGGTCACGACATTTACTATCTCCCAAGAACCCTTGTCAACGAAGATGTTATTTTTGACGAAGCTACTTTGTCTCAGTTTACTCAAGCATATCCTTTAGAAATGTATTTTGACAACATAGATGGATTTGAAGGACAAGGAGACTTGTTTACTAAGTTTGGCATTGAGATTAGAGATCAAGCTACATTTGTTCTATCTAAAAGAAGATGGGAACAGATGATTGATACTAGCGGAGGAGTGTTCCCATTAGAAGCAAGACCGGCAGAGGGTGACTTATTGTTTTTTCCTTTGACTGGTTCTTTGTTTGAAATCAAGTTAGTTGAATTTCAAAATCCTTTCTATCAACTAAGCAAGATAAATGTGTTTAATATGCAGTGTGAGTTGTTTGAATATTCTTCAGAAGTTATTCAAACAGGGATTGCCGCTATTGATGCTATCTATGCAGACAATAATATTGATATGTTCTTGTATCAGTTCTTATTGGAAGACGGAACATTATTTCTTCAAGAGGACAGCGAGTCATTGATATTAGAAGAGTACGCAGTTACTAAGGCAACTGGGTCAACAGACAACACTAACTTTATTACTGAAAACGAAGCAGACGATATCCTAGATTTCTCAGAAGTTAATCCGTTCGGGGAGATCGGGTAATGTTTAAGAACACGCAATTTTATAACGAACATATTAGAAGAGCTATAGTATCTTTTGGTATGATATTTAACAACATTCGCATTGAGAGAAAAACATTAACAGATGAAATTGCTCAAGTTATGCGAGTACCTCTTGCGTATTCAACAAAGCAAAAGTTTCTTTCTCGCATTGCATTGATACCTGATGCGGAGTCTCGTGGTGAGGTGGCAATTATTTTGCCTCGTATGGGATTTGAAATACAACAACTAACATATGATCCTTCACGTAAAGTTTCTCCTATACAAAGAAACAAGGCAGTCGGCGAAGGAGATAATGCAAATACAGTTAGATCATCTTATGTAGCTACTCCATATAATATGTCCTTAGCTCTGTATATTTTTGCTAAGAATCAAGAAGATGGGCTGCGTATAGTAGAGCAAATACTACCTTTCTTTAATCCAGACTTTAATATCACGGTAAATGAATTGCCGGGGCTTGCTATTAAAAGAGACATAAAGATAACAATGGATAGCATTGATTACGATGACACATACGAAGGCGATTTCGCAGACAGGCAAAGTATTATATGGACGCTGAACTTTACAATGCGTTTAAACTTTTATGGTCCTGTTACAAACTCAAATATTATTAAAGAGTCTATTGCTAAACTATATGAGAAAGAGGATTTCTTAAATGTAAGAGTCAAAAGCACTTCTACCGTTGGTAATGGTGGTGTAGTAGATACTACGTTAACACCAGCAGATGAATATGAATATATAACTACAATACTTGAAAGTTTTGGTGAATCAATTGAATAATCCATTTGACAGTTTAGATGAAACATTTGACACAAAAAGTAAAACAAAGGCGCTCGAAAGTAATCTAAAGCAAACACGAGCAGATAACAATCTGCCTGTGCCGCTTGCTGATACGGCTAAAGATTTAGAAGACGACTTCCAAGAAGCTAGAGATATTCTAAAAAGAACTGCTGAATATAGTGAAGAAGCAGTCAAAGGTATTCTTCACATTGCTAGAAACAGTGACCAACCCAGAGCGTATGAAGTTGCAGGACAGCTTATCAAGGCCCTTCAAGATAATGCAAAAGATATACTTGAGGTACAAGCACAAGCAAAAAAAGTGAAAGGAGAAGATGCTGGACCCAAACAAGCAAGTGTTACTAATAACAATATGTTTGTTGGCAGCACCAAAGACTTATTACGAGCTTTGAATTCTGAGAAGGTTATTGAGCAAGAATAAATATGGCCGAAGAAACTTCCTATCATGGTAATCCCAATCTAAAATCGATTGGATATAAACATGACTTCACCAAAGAACAAATTAAAGATTATCTTAGATGTAAAGATGATCCGATTTACTTTATAGAAAACTTTTGTAAAATTATAACACTTGATAACGGCTTACAGCCTTTTGTACTTTACGACTGTCAAAAAATAAAAGTTGACATCATAATGAATGAAAGGAAAGTAATTCTGATGGAGGGCAGACAGCAAGGCAAGACTGTTACTGCCGCAGCATGCATCCTTCACTACACAATATTCAACGCAGATAAAACAGTTGCTATCATGGCAAACAAAACTGCGTCTGCAAGAGAAGTGCTTCTACGCTATCAAACGATGTACGAGAACCTTCCTATATGGATGCAGCAAGGTGTAAAGACTTGGAACAAAGGTGATGTTGAGTTAGAGAATAACTGTAGAGTATTCACAGCGGCAACAACAACATCTGGTATTCGTGGCAAGTCTGTCAACTGGCTATACATTGACGAAGCTGCAATCATTCCAAACAATGTTGCAGACGAATTCTTTGCTTCGGTATATCCTACAATTTCTGCGGGTGAAACTACAAAGATTCTACTTACTTCGACTCCTCTAGGCTATAATCATTTCTGGAAGTTTTGGAATGAAGCAGAGAAAGGTACTAACGGATTTGTTAGTCACTTTATTCCCTACACTGATATTCCGGGAAGAGATGCTGCATGGGCAGAACAACAACTTAAGCTGCTAGGTGAGCTAAAGTTTACTCAAGAGGTGTTGTGTGATTTCTTAGGATCATCAAACACCCTTATCAATGCTAGAACCATTGCAACATTAAGTTCTAAAGATGTTCTATATGAAAACCCTGAAGGTAATAGAGTTGATATATATGAAGATCCTATCGAAAATCATTATTATTGTATTACAGTAGACACTGCTAGAGGTATTGGCGGCGACTATTCAGCATTTGTTGTTTTTGATATTACAGAAATGCCATACAGAGTTGTGGCAAAGTATAGAAACAATAAAATTGCACCTATGTTATATCCTAATGTTATAGCTAAAGTAGGTGAAGATTATAATAACGCCTTTGTTCTCGTTGAAACAAACGACATTGGCGGACAAGTGGTAGAGATATTACACGAAGAAATAGAATATGACAATATCTTCAGTACTGTGACAGAAAAAGCAAGACAATATATATCACCTGGTTTTGGTAAATCTTCAAGGCTCGGTGTGAATACTTCTAAACAAGTCAAGAGACAAGGCTGTTTTAACTTCAAGTCTCTTATGGAAGAACACAAACTTTTAGTATTTGATGCAGACATTATAAGTGAGCTGTCAACTTTTATTGAAAAAGGAAATACTTATCAAGCAGACGAAGGTTACAATGACGATTGTGTGATGTGTATGGTTTTATTTGGTTGGTTATCTACTATGCCTTTCTTTAAAGAGCTGATAGATGTTAATACTAGAGAAGGACTATACAAACAAGAAATACAAAGCATTTCTCAAAATCTTACTCCGTTTGTTATGAAAAAAAGTAATGACGGCCCCGAAGCATGGGTTGCAGGTGGGGATTATTGGCTCATGGATGATGAGTATAATAAGCGAGTCAAAGAATCTGAGTTCAAATATTAATTATTATAAATAATCAGACATAACAAATAATAAAAAAATGTTGTCTGATTTTTAACGAGGAGAATAAATATGGCTTTTCAGCTATCACCTGGAGTCCAGGTAACAGAAAAAGACCTCACTTCAGTAGTTCCCGCAGTTGGCACATCTATCGGTGGCACTGCTGGTGACTTTATATGGGGTCCTGCAAATGAGATAGTAACTATTAGCTCAGAAAATGAATTAGTATCTAGATTTGGCCTTCCGCCAGTTGTAGGTACTACTTACAGAGAATGGTTTGCTGCTGCATCATTTCTATCTTACACTGGCGCACTTAAAATAGTTCGTGCTATTGACACAAGTGCAGCACTAAATGCAGGCGCAACTGCTGGTGTATTAATTGAAAACGAAGATAAGTATATTAGCACAGCGTCTTTTGTTAATGGTATGTGGGCAGCAAAATACCCAGGTGCAATTGGCAACTCACTGAGAGTATCTTTTGCTGATGCTGCGGATTTTGCTACTTGGGCATACAAAGATCAGTTTGATTACGCCCCAAGCGATTCCACTTTTGTTGCAGCTGCCGGCGGCTCCAACGATGAACTGCATATTATTGTAGTTGACGTAAGTGGTTACTTCACAGGAACTGCTGGTACTGTTCTTGAGAAATTTGCTGGCGTGTCTAAAGCATCTGATGCTACTGATTCAGTTGGTCGTTCAAACTACTACAAGACTGTGATCAATCAAAGATCAGAATATGTTTGGTGGACAAACCATCCTGCAGATGTAGGTAACGACTGGGGCACATTGTCTAGCGGGGGTGCATATACTAGTGACGCAACTGTTGCTGAAGCAAGCGTAACATTGACTTTGGGTGCTAACGGCGTTACCGACGATGCTGATCTACAAACAGCTTATACATTGTTTGCAAATGATGAGCTTGTCGATGTCAATCTAATATTTGTCGGTTCAGCGTCTGCTACTGTTGGTGATTATGTTATTGACAACGTAGCAGAAGTGCGTAAAGACTGTATGGTCTTTGTCTCTCCTGCAGCAGCATCTGTTCTGGATAACGTGGGTTCCGAAGCATCTTCAATTGTTGCCGAAGTTTCATCTTATACAAGAAGCTCTTTTGCAGTATTCGATTCTGGTTGGAAATACATGTATAACCGTTACTATGACCAGTTTATTTGGGTTCCATGTAATGGTGACGTTGCTGGAGTATGTGCAGCAACTGATGCTTCTGCTGATCCTTGGTTCTCACCTGCAGGATATAATCGTGGTGCAATCAAGAATGCAGTTAAATTGGCTTACTCTCCAAACAAGACTGACCGTGATACGCTTTACAAGTCAGGCGTGAATCCTATTGTTGGCTTCCCTGGTTCAGGTATTGTATTGTTCGGCGATAAAACTTTGCTTGAAAAGCCAAGTGCATTTGATCGAATCAATGTTCGTAGACTGTTTATTACACTCGAAAAAGCAATAGCTACAGCAGCTAAGTTCCAGTTGTTTGAATTCAACGATGCGTTTACTAGAGCCCAATTCAAGAACTTGGTTGAACCATTCTTGCGTGATGTTCAAGGCCGCAGAGGTGTTTACGATTTCCGTGTAATTTGTGATGGAACAAATAACGGAACAGCGGTAGTTGATGGTAATCGGTTTGTAGCTGATATATTCATTCAACCTGCTAAGTCAATCAACTTTATTCAGCTCAACTTTGTTGCCACTAGAAGTGGTATTTCATTCGAAGAAGTTGGAGCCTAGGGCTTATAAATAAAAAGGTAAACAGGAGATATAAATGAATATTACAGAGTTTAAGGCTCGACTCGGCGCAGGAGGAGCAAGACCTAATCAGTTTAGGGTCTTGCTTGGCTTCCCAAGCTATGTCACAGGAGCTGACCCTTCTTACAGTTTGCTTGTTTCAGGTGCAGCAGTTCCTGCTTCAACTGTAAATCCAGCGATCATTCAGTACAGGGGTCGTGAAGTAAAGTTAGCAGGCGAAAGGATTTTTGATCCTTGGACAATTACTGTTGTCAACGACAGCGGACAATCTCTCCGTCGTCCATTCGAGCAATGGATGGAAGGAATGAATTCTACTGCCGAGAACACCGGTTTCTTGAACCCAGTAGACTACCAAGCAGACCTCACCGTTCAGCACCTTGATAGAAATGATGATGTATTGCGTGGAGGCACATACGTTCTACGTAATGCATTCCCAATTCAGATGTCTGAGATTGCATTACAGTATGCACAAAACGATATAATTGAAGAATTCACAGTGACATTCCAGTATCAGAATTACGACAACTTTTAGTCGTAGTATTGAATAAGGATTTAATTTAGTATGAATATATTTGGGTTTAACATCTCAAGAGAAGAGCCGCCCAAGACTGAAAAGTCTTTCGTGGCTCCTTCTGATGAAGGCGGTGTAGAGAGTATACGTGCTGGTGGTTATTACGGCACGTATCTTGATATTGAAGGCGTTGCAAATAACGAAGCAGAGTTAATCAAGCGATATAGAGATATATCTTTGATGGCTGATGTTGATACTGCAATACAAGATATCATTGATGATGCTATAGCCAACCTGGATGGCGAGGATCCGGTAACTTTAGATACTGATAAGTTACAGGTTTCTCAAGCCGTCAAGGATCAGATCAGAGATGAGTTCGAAAACATAATTGAGCTATTAGATTTTAAGAATAGGTCTCACGATTATTTTAGACGATGGTATGTTGACGGTCGTCTATATTTTCATAAAGTAATTGATACTGCTAATCCGAAAAAAGGCATTAGAGATATCCGTTACATTGACCCTCGTAAGATTACAAAGGTCAAACAGATACACAAGGAAAAGAACGACCAAGGAATACAGTTCATTAAAGATGTTGAAGAGTTTTATATCTTTAATGAAAAGGGCATGTCAGATAGAGCAGCACAATATAAAGCTCCTGCGAATGACAATGCACTTAAAATTACGAAAGATGCTATCACATACGTTCCTTCTGGTCTAGTAGATCAAGATAAGAACACTGCACTTTCTTATTTGCACAAGGCAATACGCCCAGCAAATCAACTCAGAATGATGGAAAATGCTGTTGTAATATATCGTATTACACGGGCACCTGAAAGACGTATATTCTACGTAGATGTCGGTAACTTGCCTACTAATAAGGCAGAGCAATACCTTAAAGACATCATGGATAGGTATCGCAACAAAGTAGTATATGACGCAGGCACTGGTGAGATTCGTGACGATAAAAAATTCATGTCTATGCTAGAAGACTTTTGGCTACCTCGCAGAGAAGGCACCAAAGGCACTGAAATAGACACGTTGCCCGCAGGTCAAAACTTAGGGCAAATTGAAGACGTAATTTACTTTCAAAAGAAATTATATCAGTCATTGAATATTCCTGTTTCTAGGTTGGAGCAGCAAGCGGGTCTAAGTTTTGGACGGTCTGCTGAAATAAACAGAGACGAGTTGAAGTTTACAAAGTTTGTTTCTAGACTTAGAAAAAAGTTCGGTGTGATGTTTGATGATTTGCTGAAAACTCAGCTTCTTTTGAAGAAAATTATCACAGAAGAAGATTGGAGAAATATCAAAGACGATTTGATGTATAGTTTTGCACAAGATGCTTACTATACTGAATCAAAGAATCAAGAAATATTGAGAAGCAGAGTTGAAGTGTTGAACGGCATGTCTAGTTACTTAGGTACTTTGTTCAGTAAAGGATATGTGCAACGTAATGTGTTGATGCTTACTGACGAAGAAATCGATACTATAGAGAAAGAGATAGAACTAGAGCAGCCCTTTGTAACTCAAGAGCAACAACACCAAATGACTGTTACACAGCAAGAACAAGAACCGCAGGCAGCGCAACCAGTTGACACAGGAGAATAATTATGGATCGCCAAGAAGCTATTAGAGATATGGTAAACAGCATGGCCAGTGGTAATGGTGCTGACGTACAGACTAAGTTCAATGCTCTTATGATGGATCGTGCAAGCGATGCTGTCAACGATTATAAGCAAGAACTATCACAAAGTGTATTTAAGAATCCAGAAATGCAAGCAATGGGTTTAGCAGATGGTGAAGAGCATGTAATAGAAGTTGATCCTGCAGAGGGGCCCATTACAATAGAATCTGGGGACGATGATGAATAAAGTCAAATCCTTTAGAGACTTTATAGAAGAAACGGAAAAGATTAGTTTGTCGTTCAAAGATTTTGAAGTCCGCAAGAAAGCTAAACAGGATGATCATATTAAACAGTCTGCTGTGGTTGCGGCTAATCAAAAAGCAAAAAATATAGCAGCTAATAGTTCGGAGAAATAAAATGAAGACTTTTAAAGATTTCAGAGAAGGCGTTGAAGAAGACGAAGAAGAAGCTTACAGTGAAGATGCCTGTAGAGAATGCGGCTGCGATCCTAAGAAACCCAAAGAGGGATGTGATTGCGATCACAAGAATATGAAAGAAGAAGTCGAAGAGGTTTCTAAGAAGAATTTAGGTTCTTATACTGAAAAAGCTACAGATAAGTTAGTAAACACAAAGAACTAATCGGAGAACAAAATGGCGGCGACACAAACAACGCTTAAATTAACACAGACTAAGGGTGTAGTTGCCGTTACGGAAACAGGTACTACACCTGGCTCTCAAACAATTGTTTTGGCAACTACGCTAAAGAAATCTACGGAAACTCAATCTAGTCCCGTTGTAAATCTTCAAGCGATTACATGGTCATTAGCAGAAGGCGGCAAAGCGACAATTACTAGAAACAGTGTTGTTCTTTGGACATTGCAAGATAGAGCAGGCAAGATTGATTTCACTACATTTTCAGATATTAGAGAGAATGCTTCTGATATCGTTGTCACCTTTACAGGAAGCTTTGCAGGAACAGTGGTTCTTGAAGTCAACAAGCTATCTGGTTATGGTTCACAGCAGCATCAAGGTGCTGACGGAGACTTAGGATAATGAGACTAATTAAAGAAGTTACAGAAGAGATTAAATATATATCTGAGCTTAACGAAGAGACTGGTAAGAAGTCACACTTCATTGAAGGTGTTTTCTTGCAGTCAAACCTCAAGAACCGTAATGGTAGAATGTATCCTAAAGAAGTGATGCAGAAAGAGGTTGCTCGTTACACAGCAGAATCTATCGATAAGAAAAGAGCATACGGCGAGTTAGGTCATCCAGACGGTCCTACAGTAAATCTTGACCGTGTATCTCATATGATTGTTGGTCTCAAAGAAGACGGCAACAACTACATCGGCAGAGCAAAAATACTTGATACACCTATGGGGCGTATTGTTAAAGAACTTATTGGCGAGGGCGCAAGTTTAGGCGTTAGCTCTCGTGGATTGGGCTCACTCAAAGAAAGAAACGGTGTCAATGAAGTGCAAGAAGACTTCATGTTAGCTACTGCTGCTGACATTGTTGCTGATCCTTCAGCTCCTGATGCTTATGTTCAAGGCATCATGGAGAATAAAGAGTGGACATTTGTGAACGGTATCTGGCAAGAGCAAGAATTAGAAGAGTCAAAGTCTAAGATTAGAGCGGCAAGTTCAAAAGAGCTTGAAGCTGTTAAGCTAGAAGTCTTTGAAAGCTTCTTAACTAAGTTATCGAAAATTTAATTTTTATAAATATATATCAGAACATAGTAATACAACCGAAATAGGAGAATAAACATGGGTGTAGAATCCAAAATCCGAGAGCTTATGGAGGGCGCTGCAAATCGTCCTAAAGATAAGCAACAAGGAGATGCTTCTAGTCCAACTCAAGGAAGTTCAAACGCCAATCCTGAAGTCCAAGACCTAAGTGGTACTGGCAATGCAGAAGGCGGCTTGACTTCACCTGTAGGCAAAGAAGCAGCAAGCAAAAAATCTAAAGACACTACACTGCCTAAAGGCGCTGGTGCTAAAGAAGCGCCTTCAAACTTCACTAATGACAAGCCAAGCGAAACTGATGTAATGAAAAAAGCGTCTGTTGGCAATGTTGCTAAAGAAGAAGTTGATGCTGATGCAGAAGAAGTAATTGCCGAAGACGAAGTAGTTGCAGAAGACGCTGAAGAGATTGTTGAAGAAGAAGCTTCTACAGAAGCTGCTCTTTTTGAAGCTGATCTTAAGGCTCTCTTTGCTGACGAAGATCACTTAACAGAAGAATTCAAAGTAAAAGCGGCGGAAGTATTCGAAGCTGTTGTTACTTCACGAGTTAGTGCTGAAATTGCACAAATTGAAGAAGAACTTACTGAGGCAACAAACGTAGAGTTTGAGTCACAGTTGGGTCAACTTACTGAGAATGTCGATAAGTACCTCAGCTATGTTACTGAAAACTGGATGGCAGAAAATGAAATCGCTATCGAGAGTGGTATTCGCACTGAAGTAACTGAGTCATTTATCAAAGGACTACAGCAGGTATTCTCAGAGCATTACATTGACGTACCAGAAGAGAAGTACGATGTAATGACTGAAATGCAGGCAACGATTGACAGCCTAACAGCTAGACTAGATGAAGAAGTAGAGAGTAGCATGTCTATCAAAGAAGAGTCTGTTAGTTTGAAGAAGCAAGCGGTGTTTGCTAAGATTTCAGAGGGCCTAGCGTCTACTGAGTCAGAAAAGTTTGCAACATTAGTCGAAGACATTACTTACACAGGTATGGATTCATATGAGCAAAAACTTCAAGTCGTTAAAGAAAATTATTTCCCATCTGCGGAAGTAGTTTCTGAAGCTAAACTTGAAGACACATTTGAAGCAGCAGATGAAGTAACTAATGTAGTTATGTCTAAGTATGCTCAAGCAATTTCACAATCAACTAAGTTCTAATATTAATTTTTTATAAATAATACTGTTATTATAAAAAACAAAAAAAACTGAAACAACAAGGAGACTTAAATGTATCTTTCAGAGCAAATTGAGAGTAAGTGGGCACCAGTCCTCGAGCATGCCGATCTGACACCTATCTCAGATCCATACAAGAAGGCTGTAACTGCTGTAGTTCTCGAAAACCAAGAACGAGCCCTGCGTGAAGAGCAGGGTATTATGGAAGCAACTCACGCCAACCAAACTGGTGGCAGTGTTGATAACTACGACCCAATCCTCATCAGCCTAGTTAGACGAGCCTTGCCTAACTTGATGGCATATGATGTTGCTGGCGTCCAACCAATGACTGGTCCTACTGGTTTGATCTTCGCTATGAAGTCACACTACACTAGTCAGGCCGGTGACGAAGCACTATTCAACGAAGCAGACAGTGATTTCGCTGGTGGCGGCACTCACGCTGGTTCAAACCCAGTTGACGGTGCGTACACTCATGGTACCGGTGTCACGACTGCTACTGCTGAAGGCTTCGGCGACTCAACTACTTTGAACGAGATGGCTTTCTCTATTGAGAAGACCACTGTTACAGCTAAGTCTCGTGCATTGAAAGCTGAGTACACTGTTGAACTCGCACAAGACCTTAAAGCAATTCATGGTCTTGACGCTGAGTCAGAGCTTTCTAACATTCTTTCACAAGAAATTCTTGCTGAAATTAACCGTGAAGTTATTCGTACTATCTACAAAGTCGCTAAGCCTGGTTCTGCATCTACTGCAACAGCTGGTACTTTTGACCTAGACGTTGACTCTAACGGTCGTTGGTCAGTTGAGCGTTTCAAAGGCTTGTTGTTCAACATCGAGCGTGACGCTAACGTAATTGCACAAGACACAAGACGTGGCAAAGGTAACTTCATCATCTGTTCATCAGACGTTGCAAGCGCCCTCGCTATGGCAGGCGTTCTTGATTACAATCCTGCACTCAACACTAACCTCAACGTAGACGATACTGGCAACACTTTCGCTGGTATTCTCAACGGTCGTTACAAAGTGTACATCGATCCATACAGTGCCAACACCGGTGCAGCATCACAGTTCTACGTTGCTGGCTACAAAGGTACTAGCCCTTATGACGCAGGTCTTTTCTACTGCCCATACGTTCCTTTACAAATGGTTCGTGCGATTGACCCTAACACCTTTCAGCCTAAGATCGGCTTCAAGACTCGTTACGGCATGATTGCTAACCCATTCGTTACACAATCTGATGGTACTACTGACGGTGATACATTCACTGCTGATCGCAATCAATATTATAGGGCGGTCAAAGTAAGCAATTTGATGTAGCATCAAAAATAAAAAGAATTGCTTTAAGCAATCGATTTTGAAAGGACTCTTCGGAGTCCTTTTTTTGCCTAAAATCCAGTGAAGTGCAGCTTGAAACTCTTATAAATAGTTGAACACATAACATTAACCAGAGGTGAATTATGAAAAAACTATTACTAGGAATACTCGCACTAACTTCGACAAGTTTGTTTGCACAAACGTATAACCAAGAAGTTGCTGCGATTATCAACGACAATTGTGTAGTCTGTCACCAACCAGGTGGAATTGGTCCGATGAGCTTCGAGACTTACGATCAGGTTCGCCCATGGGCACCTCTGATTCAGATGCGAGTAGCGAACAGAGAAATGCCTCCATACGCCTACGACCATGGTGTTGGTATTCAGGAGCTGCAAGCAGACTGGCGACTGGAACAGGACGAAATTGACACTGTGGTAGCGTGGGTAAATGCAGGTGCGCCCATGGGTGATGCCGACATCATACCTCCTGCACCGGTAGTTCGTGACGCAGCTGCATGGAACTTTGCTCCCCAGTTCGGTGAGCCAAACTTAATCATCGCTTCGACTCCACTCGACATTCCTGCCAATGGCAACGATATGTGGAGCAAGGAATATACTCCTAGTGGTCTAACAGAAGATCGCTGCATCAAGGCTATACAAGTTAAGCCCCGTGGCGATGCAGCAGCAGTTGTGCATCACGCAAACTCTTCTGTATTCGTAGAGAATGAGTTTGGTGAGTTGGAACGTTATGGTCAACTTACTGAATACGCAATGGGCAAGTGGGGCGAAGTACCATCTGACGGTGTTTGTCGTACACTTCCTGCGGACTCTCAAGTGCTATGGGATATTCACATGTTTCCAGGTGGTGTTGGCGCAACTGCTCCAGGCACAATGATCAAAGATAACGTTGTTGAAATCGGCCTTTGGTTTCACGATGACGACTACATGACAGCTT